TTCTTATAATGGTAAAAACTTACCTTATCTTCATCAAGAGGGATGGTTCTATCTCCACTCTTTAGTCTTTTCTGCAAGTCGTTTGGAAGTGTTTTAAAAATTGTCTTGTTTGTATTTGTACCTTTGACGAGAGATTCATAAGTGTATTTAGATAGATTTAAAACAAACTCAGGCTTACCCACCACCTGCGTACCGTAATCTCTTACGTCAATAGCTAACGGATTTAAAAAATCATAAGTCCAAGGAACCTCTCTTCGATTTACCTTAATGTCTTCAATCTTAACGTCCGCTCCTGCGGCACGCCTAAGCTCTAGTTCTTTTTTGCGATTTAGTTTTGCCGTGCGTCTTTTTACAACAACATTACCACATCTATAAAGGTAGTTTAAAAATCTTTCAGATCTATCGACACCATTAACTTGGTTAAACCATTTCCTGTAGAATTTTTCTATAGTTTTGTTTGGATGTACTAGAGTAAGTCCCTGTGAGGAAAAATCGCTCATAAGATCAATAACATTACGAATAATGCCAACCCTATCATAAGCCTGCATACTTTGCTTAATGATTCTTTTCTGATGGCTAGATACGGACTCTCCCGGTCGGAAGTTGTCATAGTCTTGGCGATTAAAGCCTGTTCTTACAGATCTGTTTGGCTCTATGTCTATGTAGCTGGTTCTTCTTCCATATGCTACAGCCTTTTGGATTCCATCATAAGCCTCAATCGCATCAGAGGTTTGCAAGTAGGCATCTTGTTTTTGGGAATCGCTATCCCACGTTCTATATAGTGGTGATTTAGACATTTATATTAATCTCCGGTCAATGTTATTGTTAATGCTACTCTCAATACTATTATACACAAGCTAATACACATCCTGCATTTTTTCCGCAAACCAAGAAGGTCCGTGATAAAGTTGTTCGTTTTCAAACTTGGAACTACTGTCTTTTTGCGCGAAACCGCCGATTGTATTAAATTTGGAAATACCCTTTTTTGTTATCAAGTTTCTGGCAGACATGTTCGCCATCAACAAAGACGAATAACGATCTTTACGAAGTCTACTTTTTCTTCCTGCTGCCACCTTCACTTCAGGAGTATCCCATCTTTCACGACCGGTAGCCGTTTGTGTCATAACTATCATGGATAGTTCGTCCTTAAGCTCCTCGATCTCCATTACGCAATCTTCAAGCGTATCGTATTTTCGCCCAGAAACCTTATCGTGCTCAATAGATAGTCCAATACTTGCTGAATCAAAAAATGGAAAAAGCAATATTTTGTCTTCAAAGTCCTTTCTTAATCCGTGATTCGCTTCTGCTAACCAATCAGCCTTAGCAAATTGACAAAGCTTTAATATATGTAATCCGGAGTGGTCGTCAGTATCTTTGGCTTTATTCTCATCAATAACTGGCCAAATAGCAACTTCACCTTCTGGTATCTTATCTTTATCGTGAAGAGCCTCCATAACGGCAATACCACCACCCTGAGCATCAAGAGCTATCTCAGAGCAGGGAAATACTTTCATTAGCTGTCTAATTTTTTTTGCACAGTATGAATAAAAATCGTCTTCATCTACTATTTTTGATTTAAGCTTGTCTTTGTGCTGCTGTCGGTTTGTCGTCCAGCAATGTACGATACGTCTATGATCTTCTCTGACCTCTAAAACAACAATACTAAAGTTGTCCACCTCAGAAGCCGGATCTACACCAAATATGTATCTTTGCTCTGAAGAACCCTTTAAAAGCGATTCAAACGAAACCTCTCCAGATGGAAGCTTTACTGGTTTAGTTGGAGTTGTTGTGCATCCTTCTAATAGACTTCTTTTAAAGAATCCCTGACTATCTGTTGTAAAGCACGCTCCATACTCCATGTTATATATTCCAGAATGTACAGTGGCTTTTGCTCTACTAACCTGACCATCATCCATAAATCCGTCTGGTAGGGTATTAACAGGCATACGAATCACAGAGTATTCTGTCCAATCAAAGTCTGTTGGAGCATCCGATCCAAACACTTCTTTTAACTTAGTTGGGTTTCCTTGACTATTAACTATACTTCTATATCTTTTCCAATAGTCTGCAAAGTGATTGAAGTCATAATATGCTGTTCCGGAAAGTATAATCTGATTTGACTTTTCTGTAATGAGACTTTCTTTAGCCTCAATGTCAACACCAAGCTCTTTCGCTTTTTTTGCTTTAGCTTTGCTTTTTACTTTTTCTGACGGCGAAGCGGCAACGGCGGCAAAACCAGCAACGACGTTTTCAAATATGTCTCTGGGTATAGAGGCAAACTCGTCTGCAATAATATCATTAGCTCTTTGACCTCTAATTTTTGATCCATCGCCAAGAGGTAGACATGTGATTGTACTTTGATTGATATGCATAACACATCTATCGACATCTCTTCTTGGGCCACTATTACCACCGCACAAATCTCTTAAGATTGGAGCATTTTTCCATATAGTGTCCATGTATTCAAACAAGACCTTTGACTGCCTAAACGCAGCACCAACAACGACAATTTTTCTTCTTGGCATAAATAGAGCCCGAAGAAGCGGGTATACCGAAAGTATAAAAGATTTACCCATACCACGAGAACCTATAAGCATTGGGAATTTTCTATTCCACATCTCGTATAGTAGTAAAGACTGAAAAGGCAGCAATTCGATGTTTAGTATGTATTTACAGACAAAAGAAAAGTACTCTGGCCGAACCATGAGCCAAGCTATTCGCTCTAGCATATCGTCCCTGTCGGCACCTTCCATTATGAAGTCCATAGGGTTGAAAAGCTTGGATTCATCTACATCTATTCCCAACCAAGCGTTTTCTATTTTGTTGACGTTATTTGTCATCAGTAATGTCTTTTCCTTTGCCTAAAATAAAATTCTTAGCCTTTAGGTTTCTAGGATCGTCAAAAAAGCCTATAAGAAGCGTGGCTAATCTGGAAACGATCTTCTCCTCTTCTTCGGATTGCTGTATATACAAAAGAGACCAAGCCGCATGTAGTATTTCATGTAACAGAGTGTCTCTAATAACAGACTCTGTAGTGCCGCAATATATTCTTATTCTTTTTTGTTCATTACAACAATCACCATATGCTTCTCTTTCTTTAAAAAGAGCTTGTGGCATTTCATGTATTTGATATTCATGACCGAGCACATAGGCTTTAGTAGGTAGTTTCTTGCCTCCCGCCATCTTTGTCCCTCTTGTGAAAAAGTTCATTGAGTCTTTTGAAAAGACTGTTACACACCAAAAAAGCATTGTTCTTATTACCACAGAATATAATCTTGGTATCATACCAGATTTGAAATTCTAATAAGCACTTAAGTAAATACTTGCCAGTAACACGCACCTTGGATCTAGCGCTTTTCGGAACCCTAGACCCTTCAGGATACTTCAAGAGGTCGTCCATGTCAAATTCGCAAATAATGAATGAAAAATTATAATCCTTCATTCTCTCCATCTCCGCTTGAAATGGTTTCTTTTTGCGACCCAAATTCATGGCTATTTCAGAAGCACAACCTTTTCTCTCGATACATACAACATCTTCAAACCCTCTCATCGTGTAATCTCCGGTGTGAAGCGTGTTAATCTCCATACCATCGCACTTGTCATAGGGTGAAAAGGTCCAACCGTCTTGTTCTCGCGTGTCCTTTATAACCGTGTAGTTTGGCATCTATTTATCATCCACTACTGCTAATGTTTGTTTCAGTTGATCATAGTTAAATCTAAAACCACGATCACTTTTGTCGTTCTTAAATTTATCGTTTAACTCATTAAACAAATATCCATCTACACCAGTTAGATTTATCTCGTCTCCGCTTTTCCATGATTTAATCTTTGCCACAGCTTGTTTTTCAATGGATGCTGGTACTTGTTTTAAAACTCCAGCTTTTACTGGATCTATTCGTGGCTTGTTTTCTTCTTTGTTAAACATTTGTTAACCTTTCTTTTTCTTTAGTAGTTCCATAAAGTATGTTATATAGTGGCTTTCTTTGCCACTTATGCTATCATGGCATTTTTTACATAAGGTTATGCCATTGTCCACGTCGTATCTCAAAGAGGCCGCCGATGACCATTTCATTATATGATGAACGTTTAATCTAAGTCTTTTCCCCTTCTTTTTACACATTTGACATGTAAATTTGTCTCTTTTTAAGACTTCCACCCTAAATGCCTTGTAGACTGGATCGTTGTAATTGCGTCTCATTTATATCGCTCTCTACCATTCTTTCTACTAATTTCTTGAATGAAACCTCGGGCTCCCATCCCAGTATGTCTTTTG